GTCCACAATGGTATCTCGCTCCGCGTTGTCCGTCAGTATGACATCAACAACGACCGACTGCCCTGCCGTATTGACGTTCTGTATGGCTACAGCGTCATTCGTCCGCAGATGGCGGTTCGCCTTTGGGGCTAATCAGATGGGGCTTCGGCCCCGTCTTTTTCTCTAATTCAGGAGCAATGAATCATGGCTGCTTATGATCCCGTTACGCAGAGCGCTGCTTATCCGCTCGACACTCTCGGCCCCGATCCGCTTATCCCGAACGCCGTTGGTGGCTATCAGCTCGGCGCTGGCGCGCTGACGGAGCCGCTTGTCACGCCGCAGCCCGCCCCGAGCGCGCTGACGGGCGCGACGGTCACGGTTACTGTTGGCAATCTCGCCAACGGCATCATCACCGTTGACTCGGGCGGCACGGACGCCGGCACTTACACGTTCCCAACGGGCGCGTTGATTGCGGCGGCTTTCCCGAGCATGAAGGTTAACTCGGCGTTCGATGTTGTTGTCATCAATCTCGGCGACGCGGCCCAGAACGACGTGACGTTTGGCGCTGGCGCTGGCAACACCATCGTCGGCAACGCGGTCGTCGCGGACGCCCAGACGGCGACGTTCCCGGCTTCGGCCCGGTTTCGTTTCCGTAAGACCGGCGACGCGGCCTTTACGATTTATCGCATCGGCTAAGGAGGTCGCAATGCCTAACACCAAAGCGGTAGGCGTCGCTTTCTCTGATCCTGAACTCGTGGCGGGTACAACCATTACGGGTGCGACGATCAGTGGCAGCACGATCACCGGTTCAACTCTGACGACGGCGACTGCCTCTGGCACGTTCACGTCTACGGCGACGACTGGCCCGGTCATCTCCAATGCGACGGCTGGTCTTTACTTCCTGACCACAGCCATTACGGCGGGCTCGACGACCACGACCGCTCCGGCGGGCTCGCTGGCCACGACGACCAACGCCACAGGCGCGGGCAAGCTGTTCACTTCGGTGGGCGGCAAATGGGAATTTCCCGTTCTCACTTAAATTAATCCTACGAGCGGCCTACGGGCCGCTCGGCCCTTACCATAGGTGTAAAATGGCTGTAATTTACCTGCGGCACCCCCGGCACGGGGTGAAGGTTGCTACCATGGATTTGGAAGCCGCCTACGACGAAGAGAACGGCTGGGAGAGGTTCGATCCAGATGACGACGACAGCGGGGGAACAGATCAACGGAGCGCTGAGGCTGCTGGGCGTCCTCGCAGAAGGCGAAACGCCTTCAGCCGAGACGGCGCAGGACGCGCTGACGGCGTTGAATCAGATGATCGATTCGTGGATTACTGAGCGGCTGTCTGTATTTGCCACGCAAGATCAGATGTTTACGTGGCCATCTGGCGTCCGTGAGTTGGCAATCGGCCCTACGGGCGACGTTATGCTGACAAATGCGGTGCTTTCCACCCAAACCGAAGTTCCGCTCACTACTCAGAACTCTATAGAGATCCTTGCCACTATTTTGGGCGGTCGCCCTATTTTGGTGGATGACTCTACCTATTTCCGTGACCCGCAGACCAATGTGTCCTATGGGCTAAAGTTAATCAATCAACAGCAATATAATGGCATTGCGGTTAAAACCGTCACCAGCACATACCCGCAGGTTATGTGGGTGAATATGTCTTTCCCCAACATGACCATGACGGTGTATCCCGTCCCGCTGAGATCTCTTGAATTTCACCTTATATCCGTCTCGCCACTCAGCGCTCCGGCTACTCTGGCGACGCCGCTATCTTTTCCGCCGGGATATCTGCGGGCGTTTCGATACAATCTGGCTTGTGAAATAGCGCCAGAATTTGGTGTCGAGCCATCGGCGCAGGTTCAGCGAATTGCAATGTACAGCAAGCGGAATCTAAAAAGAATCAACAATCCAGACGACATCATGGCGCTTCCTTACAGCATCGTTGGAACACGTCAGCGCTATAACATCTACGCGGGGAATTACTAATGTCTACCATTAAGATCGCCGATCTCCCGGTCGCTACCAGCGTCGCTGACATTGCTGTTCTTCCTGTTGTTCAAGGTGACATCACGCAGCAGGCTACCAAAACGACGTTTCTTACTGGCGTTACGCTGACGAACCCTAATATTGGGACACCATCGGCCGGAACCCTGACGAATTGCACGGGGTTGCCTATTGATGGCGGTACTTTTGGGACGCTTCCGGTTAATCGTGGCGGCACTGGCGTCACCGCGTTAAATGCAAATGCCGTTACTTTTTTACAAACGCCCAGTTCAGCTAATTTGGCGGCGGCTCTAACGGATGAAACCGGCACGGGCAGCGCTGTCTTTGCCACGTCGCCGACACTTGTGACGCCGACGCTCGGCGCAGCTACGGCAACCAGTATCAATAGGGTGGCGTTTACTGCGCCGGCTACGTCGGCGACGCTTACAATTGCCAATGCTAAAACACTTACTGCGAATAGTTCATTGACGCTGGCGGGCGTGGACGCCAAAACGCTGACGGTCAATAATTCGCTTACGCTAGCGGGCGTGGACGCCAAAACGCTGACGGTCAATAATTCTCTGGCTCTTTCCGGCACTGACGGCACGACTATGACGTTTCCGTCCACTAGCGCGACGATTGCGCGGACGGACGCGGCCCAGTCGTTTACCGGCGCGCAGACTTTTGCTGGCCCGATTGTCGCCGGCGGTATTCAGTCGTTAAGTGGGCCGGGCGCAGTCAATATTACTGCTCTTACGACAGCGTTTACATCTACCGGGACCGGCGACGCGCTTACACTGGCGAACGGCGCTGAAGGGCAGATTAAAACAATCGTATATGTGGCTGAAGCCGCCGGCGCTGACACAGGTGTTTTGACGCCGACGACATCGTTGGGTTACGCCACTATCACGTTTACCGATATTGGCGATTCCGTAACGCTACAATATTTTACGCAAGGGTGGGCCGTGATCGGCGTTAATGGCGCTACGGTGGCCTAGAATATGAAAACACCTATCTTAGGTTCATCTTATGTCACCCGCAGCATCAATGCTGCAAACAGTCGTATGGTGAATCTATACCCTGAAATTGTGCCGGAAGGGGGTAAGGAGCCCGCATATCTCATGCGCGCTCCCGGTTTGCGGTTGTTGCAACCGATAGGCAGCGGGCCTATCAGAGGTCTTTGGACTTATAATGGATATGGTTTCGCTGTTTCCGGCGACAAACTATACCGCATAGATTCATCGTGGAACGTGACCGTCAAAGGAACTGTATCTGGGACCGGCCCTGTCAGCATGGTCGATAACGGAACGCAGCTATTTATCGCCTGTAATGGTCCGAGCTATATCTACAATCTGACCACGGATGTCTTTGCACAGATAACAGACGCCGATTTCCCCGGCGCGGTTACGGTCGGTTATCTGGATGGTTATTTTGTCTTTACTGAGCCGAACAGCCAAAGATTCTGGGTCACATCCTTGTTGGATGGTCTTTCGGTAGACCCTCTGGATTTTGCCAGCGCTGAAGGATCTCCAGATGGGCTCGTATCTCTTATCGTGGATCATCGCGAAGTCTGGCTCTTCGGCACAAACTCGGTCGAGGTCTGGTATAACGCAGGGCTACAAGATTTTCCGCTGGCGCGTATTCAGGGCGCGTTCAACGAATTGGGCTGCGCCGCGACATATTCTGTCGCAAAGTTGGACAATGGGCTTTTCTGGCTTGGCGCGGACGCACGCGGTAAAGGAATTGTCTATAGATCGGATGGCTACACGGGTAAACGTGTCAGCACGCACGCCGTTGAGTGGCACATCCAGCAATACTCCGATATATCGGACGCAATAGGCTATACATATCAGCAGGATGGGCATTCTTTTTATGTTCTGATATTCCCGACCGCCAACACCACTTGGGTTTATGATGTGGCGACCGGCGCATGGCATGAGCGCGCTGGGTGGGAATATGAACAATTCACGCGTCACCGTAGTAACTGTCAGATGGCGTTTAACGGTGAGATTGTAGTTGGAGACTATCAAAACGGCAATATCTATGCTTTTGATATGGAAGACTATACGGACAATGGGAGCATACAAAAATGGCTTCGTCGTTGGCGTGCGCTTCCGGTAGGACAAAATGATCTTAAGCGCACGACGCAGCATAGTCTGCAACTCGACTGTGAGACTGGCGTCGGGTTAGATGGCTATGATTATGATACCATCATTGTAGATCTTTTGGCGTCTGAATCAGGCCCTTTAATAACGACTGAAACCGGCGATAACATCCTTTTAGATTTTAGCGTTACGGTAGGCGCTAACCCACAGGTCATGCTTCGTTGGTCTGATGATGGCGGTCACACATGGTCCAGCGAACATTGGAAGTCTATGGGTAAGATAGGCCGTTACGGATTCAGAACGATCTGGCGACGGCTGGGTATGACTTTGAAAATCCGTGATCGGGTATATGAAGTGTCAGGGACGGACCCAGTCAAAATCGCCATCATGGGCGCGGAACTTATTCTGAGTAATACGAATGCCTAACGAGCAACTTAACATTACTCAGATACCAGCTCTGCGGGTTCCTATTATCGATCCCAGAACAGGGTTGATCTCGCGCGAATGGTATTTGTTCTTTTTTAGTCTGTTCAATCTAAGCGGCGCAGGCAGCAATCCCATATCGCTGACAGATTTGCAGGTCGGCCCGGCCGATTCTATCCTGTCGACACAGCAAGCTCTCGTCGATTCAGCTCTTCAGGCACTTAACGTAACGCCGAACGAACCGGGCTGGTCTTCCGCGCAAGCGTCTGTTGAAAACGCTCTTCAGGCACTTAATGTAGCACCGGGCGACCCAAATTGGTCCTCGGCGCAAGCCTCTGTTGAAAATTCTCTTCAGGCTCTTGGCGTAGCGCCGCCCAGCGCTGAATGGCTTTCGCAGCAGATGTCCGTATTTAACGGGCTCGACGCTCTTGCCGTTGCTCCGGCTTATACTCCGCAAGTTCCTGACATGCGCTATGGGGTGTTTTCGGACACGACCACGCAGACGGCGGCGGCAATAAACACGGCTTATGCGGTCACGTTTAACACAACTGATCTATCTAATGGAGTTTATATCGGTTCGCCAACATCTCGTGTATATGTAGACAGATTGGGGATATATAATTTTCAATTTTCGGCTCAATTGGATCAATCGTCGGCCAGCGCCCACGATGTCTACATATGGGCTGACATTAATGGCACGACACAGCCAAACACCGGCACAAAAATAACCCTCGTCGGCAGCAGCGCCGCCGCCGTTGCAGCGTGGAATTTTGTGTTTAGGCTCAACGCAGGTGATTATTTCAGGCTTATGTGGTCTACTTCCAATACAACATGTCAAATATCGGCGGCTGCGGCTGTTCCTCCTGTCCCAGCCATCCCGTCTGTTATTTTGTCTGTGACCGATAACATAGGAATTACACGCTAATGGCTAATCTCGGCCCAGCCCCCAAAGCACAGTTTCTTACCGCTGCCGGACAGCCTCTTGTTGGCGGTAAGGTGTATACCTACGCGGCGGGGACCACTACGCCGTTGGCGACGTATACTGATTCTAATGCGGCGTCGGCTAATCCCAACCCTATAATTCTGGACGGCCGTGGCGAATGCAATATCTGGTTTTCGCCTGCGTCAGCCTACAAGATCAAATTGACGGATTCGAACGACGTAGAGATCTATGTCGTTGATAATATTACGAGCGCCGGATATATTTCTGGCGGATCCATAATTAATAGCTCTATCGTAAACGGAACTATCTCCGGCTCTGCTATCTCCGGCGCGGCTATCTCCGGGGGGTCTATAAACGGCGCTATCATCGGCGCTACGACGCCCACGACCGCTACGTTTACTACCTTTTCCGGCTCTTGGGCGTCGCTGCCCGCCGGCACGCGCATGTTGTTCGTCCAGACATCTGCGCCGACAGGCTGGGTAAAATCAACGGCAGACGATAATAAAGCGTTGCGCATTGTATCAGGAACGGCTGGAACTGGCGGTTCTGTCGCGTTTACGACTGCGTTCGCATCGCAATCTATCTCAGGGACCGTAGGCCCACACGCTCTTACAACCGCCGAGATACCCGCGCATACGCATACGTTTTCGTCTGTCGGGCTTATTGCTGGCGGAGCTATCGCGTCGGGCTCCGGTTTCACGACCACATCAATCAGCGGCACAACATCGTCATCGGGTAGCGGAGATCCGCACACGCACAGTCTATCGGCTTCGTCTATCAATCTGGCGGTTCAGTATGTAGACGCCATCATAGCGGTGAAGAGCTGATGGAACTGAAAAACGGAACCTTCTGCCCGCTCATAAAAAAAGATTGCGTGCAATTAAAATGCGCGTGGTTTACATTACTGCGCGGAACGAACCCGAACACAGGCAAGGAAGTAGACGAGTGGATGTGCGCCGTTACTGCTCTGCCCATGCTTCAGATTGAAGTCGCCAAGGAAGTCCGTCAGGGCGCGGCGGCCACTGAGTCATTCCGAAATGAAGTTGTGTCTATAAATCAACAGGCTATGATAGATTCTATCAGCCTTAAACGTCTATCATAGGGTGCGCCATGACCGTTACACCTACTAATATAATCCCATCAAAGATTGCAGAAAATACGCAGACGACACAATATACGTCGACTGGCGTGACTACGATCATCGACAAATTCACCGCGACGAATTACAGCGCGGCCTCGGCGACGATCAGCGTCAATCTTGTGACTGTGGCAGGCTCAGCCGGTGACGCAAACCTGATCGTTAAAACCAAGACGCTTCAGCCAAGCGAATGTTATACGTTCCCTGAGATTGTCGGGCATATTCTGTCTAATGGCAGCTTTATCTCGACTATTGCCAGCGCGTCTACATCCATAAATATCCGCGCTAGCGGACGCGTGGTGACGTAATGACGACGCGGATAGTTCAGGATCGCGCGACCGCCCTCAGAATTGGCTACGTCGCGACAGACTGGAATTATCCGATCTCGTTCGAAGAACATGTCGAACGGGCAAAGGATTGGAATGTAGACCTTATCGAGCGCGACGGGCAACCGATAGGCGCTATGTTCGAGAAAGACGGCGAAGTCCATTGTTCCATACTGCCCGAGTGGCGGCGTAAATGGCTGACAAGAGGACTTTTAAGGCAGATAATTGACCGTCCGGGTTTTTATACGCGGGTGGACGATGGCCACGACCATATGTATGGTATTTTTGACCGCCTCGGCATGAAGCGTCGCCCGGACGGCACGGTAGGAAGGATCTGACGATGGGTTGGGGTAAGGCCGCAGAGGCGCAGAATCAAGCCACTCAGATGTCTATGATGATGCAGGCGTTGCAGGCTCAGCAGGCTCAGCAGGCATTGCAGCGTGGGCAGGAGCAGGCGACAGCGGCGTATCAGCCCTACTCGCAATTTGGTGAGGAAGCGACCAATCGACTGGCCGTTCTCATGGGGCTGCGTCCGGGCGAAGAGTCCGGCGCGCTTATGCAACAGCCGACGATCAACCAGCTCCAGATGGACCCCGGGTATGCTTTCCGCGAACAGCAGGGAATGCAGGCGGTCAATCGCACGGCGGCGGCGCAGGCAGGGCTTCAGTCCGGCGCGGCGTTGAAAGCAGCGCAGCGATTCGGGCAGGATCTGGCCAGTCAGGAATATGGTAACGCCTATAACCGGTTCATGGCCAACCGCGCCAATCAGATCGCGTTGCTTCAGGGCGGCCAGCAAACTGGATTTGGCGCTGCGCAGGGCGTTGGTAACGCCGCCATCGGCACAGGAACCAATCTGGCGAATGTTTATGGTGGTCTAGGACAGGCTCTTGGTCAAGGTTACGCAAATATCGGCGCAGCCAACGCCAGCGCTTATATGGCCCCGACGAATCTTTTGGCGCAGGCGCTTGGCCAAGGCATTCAGGCCGCCGGCTACGCTTACGGACGGAGATAATAATGCCCGTTCAATACACGCCGATCCCTGAACTTCAGGTTCCGAACGTCAACTTTCTCGGCGCTATGGCGCAGGGCGAGGCTGCGCGGCTGGCTGAGTTGCAGGCGGCCAAAACCGCGCAGGCGATGGAGCTGGCAGGTCAGAAAGATATTCGAGAAGCCGAGAAGCTCCGGTCTGAACAGTCTATCAAAGATTTCGAACTGGCGTCCAAGAAATACGATGCGTTAATTAATATGGCCCCACGGCTCAATCCGGGAAACTATGGCGCTTGGTATAAGCAGGTCACAGAAACATTTCCTCTGGCTGCTGCGACGCTACCGACGCAATACGATCCGGAAGCCGTCAAAATGGTGGCTATGCAGGGATCGGATCTTAAACCGCAGGTTCTGCAACAGCACTTCGGCGACACGTCGCGGTTTATGCGTATCGGTCCTACTGGCGCGGCTGAAGTCGTGCCGGGAACGGAAGTGACTGCCCTTCGCAAGCCAGAGATAAAAGAGATCGGCGGCGAATTATATTCAGTAACGCCCGAGGGCGCGACGCCGCTACCGCTTCTCCCAGCGGGCCGTGGTCAGGCCGGCGCTTTTACAGGCGGCGATCTGACAACGTCGCTTATCAAACAGCGCGAAGGATTTATTGAAAAACCGAAATACGACGTGAATGCATACCGCGCTGGGTATGGCAGTGACACTGTGACGTTGCCGGATGGCACGGTCCAGAAAGTAACCCCCGGTATGCGCGTCTCTCGCGAAGACGCCGAGCGCGATCTTCAGCGGCGTATCCAGACCGAGTTCGTGCCGAAGGCTGCGGCCAAGGTTGGCGAAGACGTGTGGGCTACGCTGCCCGAAAATACACGAGCGGCGCTGACTTCAGTCGCCTATAACTATGGGACGGTTCCCAGCCGTATCGTCCCGGCTGTGCAGTCCGGCAATCCTGAGACTATCGCGCGAGCCATCGAGAGTTTGGCCGGCGACAATAAAGGCATCAACGCCGGGCGGCGTATGCAGGAGGCCAATATCGCTCGCGGCACGGGTATGCCCGGCTCGCGCGCTGTGCCGGCGTTTGCAGCGGCGGGCGCTCCGACGTTCATGGGCGGCCCAGAAATCCAGCCGCCGATCAATATGATGGCCCCGCCAGTTGCGCCTGTGAACGCTATGGTTGCGCCGCAACCTGCCGCCGCTATGCCGACATCGCCCGCACCGCCGCCGCCGATGCAGCCGCTTACGGTCGGCACCAAAACGCAGGTTAAAGGCCAGAGCAACGTCGAAACGACGCTCGGCAAGATGATGGACAAATACAACAAGCTCGATCAGTTGGAGGCTATCCCCAGCTCTTCGCGCGGTGCGTTGGCAAACATCGCCGCTTATGCTGCTGGCACGACCGTCGGGCAGGAAGTTGAGAAGGCTCGCGCGACGCCCGCTCAGCAGCAGCGTAACGAGTTGAAGGCGCTTCGTCGGTCGCTTCTGAAAGACATTATGGCCGCTACGGGCGCGTCAGCTAAAGAACTCGACTCTAATTTTGAGTTGAAAAGTATGCTGGAGTCGCTGTCTGACGAGACTATGGACATTGATTCCGTCCGTCGTATTATAGCTGATCTTTCAGCGCGCTACGGTCGTGGCGGCGTCTCTGCGCCAGAAGAAGCCGCGCCGGCTGCGCCAGCCGCTGCGGCAGAGCCGCGCGTTATTGATTTCAGCCAGCTTCCCAAGAGGCGCTAATGGACGTTCGGCTTCCTGACGGCACGATTGTAAAAAATGTGCCGGAAGACATAACGCAGGAAGACTTGATGGAGCGCGTTGGCATGATGCGCCAGCCATCCGAAGGTCTGACTATGGGCCGCGCGGCGGAAGTCGCGGGCGGCGCTGTCGCGCCTATCGCTGCCGCAGCCGGTTTGGGCGGCCTTGTCGCAGGCCCGGCCGGCGCTGTCGCGGCACCTGCTGCGCTCGGCGTAGCGGATCTGGCGACGACGCTATATAATCTGGCCGCGCCTAAGATAGGCACGTCGCAAGTCCGCACACCGTCTGACATTGCGCGTCAGTATCTGACGCCGGAATCATTCAAGCCCCGCACGCAGGCCGAAGAGCTGTTGGCCGCTGCCGCTGAAGGTGGCGCGGGCGCGCTGACAGGCGCAGGCGCAGCGAACGTGCTGGCGCGCCGCGCGGCCCCCGGCGTCGTGCGTAACGTTATGGCTACGATGGGCGAACGCCCGCTAGTGCAGGCGGGTGCTGGAGCAGGCGCAGCCGCCGCTCCGGTTCGCGCCGAGCAGATGGGTGTCGAAGATCCTCGCGCGCTGCTGGCGACGAGCCTTGTCGGCGGGCTGGCCGGTGCGCGCGGCGCAGCCGGACTACAGCGCGGCGTTGAATCCGCGACAGCGGCAGGGCAGCGCGGGCTTATGGGTCTGGTCGGCAAACCCCCGACAACCGAAGCGCTCGGGCAGCGCGCCTCTGAGTCTTTTGAGCGCGCTACGTCTATGGGCGTGCAGTATGACCCGCAGGCGTATCAGTCATTTGCGGGCGGTCTGGAGTCTAGCCTGAAGGGATATGATCCTGACTTCAGCAAGTTCGCCGATGTTAAAGTCGCCATTAACAAGTTGAAAGATCTCGATAGCCAGCCGTTGACGATTGAGCGATTGCACAACGCGCGGCAGATGCTGGGTGTTTTGCGTAGCGACAACGAAAAAGACGTGCGCCGTATGGCCGGCATTCTGACGGATCGGCTGGATAGTTTTATTACGGATAGCAAAAACGCTATTGGGGCTAACTCGCAAGAAGCCGCCGACGCGCTTATGTCCGGTATCCGCGACTACCGCATGATGTCGAAGAGTTCGGAGATCGAGCGGCTTATTGACCGCGCCAATCTGTCGGGTGGCTCAGCCGAAAATATCGAATCTCAGTTCCGTTCGTTGGCCAAGAACGAAGGCCGTATGCGCAAGTTCACGCCTGACGAACAGACGATGATCCGACGCATCGCCAAGGGCGAAGAGGGCTCGTCTCTCGCCAATCTCGCCAGCATGGTCTCCCCGACGCGCAGCCCGACTATGCTTGCCTCGCAGGCGCTTGTCGGCGGGTATGGCTTGTCGAGCGATGACCCCTACGCAGTCTTTGGTGCGGGCGGGGCGGCGTTGGCCGGCGCGAGCGGCAGGGCTGTCCGTAACGCTTTGGCGCGGCGGGCGGCGTCCAACGTCGCGGCTATGACGCGCGGCGCGCCGACAGCCGTTCCTTTCTCAGTTCAATTTGCGCCGCTGGCCGCTCCTATTGCGACACAAGGCGTCAACGCGATGGCGAGGCGATGACTACAGGCGAATATCAAATCTTCTTCGACGTGGCCGTGGCCGTCATCGGCGCGCTGGGCGGCTGGGTTCTCAACACCGTCTGGACGGCCGTGAAGGAACTCCAGAAGGCGGACAAAGAGCTGGCCGATAAGGTCGGTCAGATTGAGGTGCTGGTCGCCGGGCGCTACGTCACCCGCGACGAGTTCAATAACACGCTTAGCCAAGTTTTCGGCAAGCTCGACACGATCCGCGACATGATCGCCAAAAAGGCTGACCGATGAATCTGGCCGTCTTCTTCGACGAGGTCCGCAACAGCCTGTTCGGGGGCAGGCTGACGCAGGATCAGGTCGTCGGGATGGAGAACATTATCAACTACCGCGACGACAACTATCGCGGCGTCACGGACGACCAGCTCGCCTATATGCTCGCCACGGTCAAGTGGGAGACGGCGCACACAATGCAGCCGATCAAGGAGTATGGCTCGCAGGCGTATCTGCGGTCCAAGCCTTACTTCCCCTACTACGGGCGCGGGCTTGTCCAGCTTACGTGGAAGACCAACTACGAGCGCTACAAGATCGCCAACACGCCCGAGAAAGCGCTGGAGTGGCCAACATCGCTTTTCGTGATGTTCGATGGCATGACCAAGGGCATTTTTACAGGCAAGAAATTATCTGACTATATTGCAGACGGTCGACGCGATTACGTAAACGCGCGCCGTATCATCAACGGCACCGACCGCGCCAAAGAGATCGCGGCCATAGCGGACGACTATCGCGACGCTATCATCAAGGCTCAGGACGCCGTCGAGCCGCCCCCTCCCCCTGACGATTTGCAAGCCCGCTTCGACGCCATGCTCATTGTGGCTCTCCAGACCAACCCCCAGGTTCAGGATTTGGTTCGACGACTATGCCAGACCCCCGAATCCTGACCCTTCTATACGTCACAGCGGTGGCGGCGACCGTGGGGATGATAGGCAAACTGGCCATCCAGATCGGATGGCACTACCGAGGCGTAATGTAATGATCCACAGCCCATACACCACCATCTCCGGCGTTCTCGCGCTCATTAGCGTCCTCTGGCACGCGTGGCAGACGAAGACGGTCAACTGGGAAGATCTCCAGAACGCTCTGGTCGGACTCGGCCTTATCGCCGCCAAAGACTGGAACGTGACCGGCGGCACCAAGCACGATTGAAAGCGACAGGCTGAAATTGCCAAACCCAAAACTACGGAAGAGACTGCTGCTGATCTTGACGCTGGTCGGTTCTAGCGGTTGTCAGTCGACGAGCGGGGGTTGCCCTCCGCTCGTAAACTACACTGTCGATCAGCAGTTACGCGCCGCGCGAGAACTCCGAAGTCTCCCGAAAGGAAGTCAGCTCGCTCAGTTTGTCACTGACTACGGGAAGTTTCGCAGCGCGTGTCGGCTTTGATACCTTGGCGGGCTTGCGGTCGGCCTTTTTCTGATAGCCGATAACTTCCGAGCCCTGCTTCGACATGATGTAGTCCTCGGCGAAGGTCGCCGCGAACATCTCGTAATTCATCGCGTCAACATGGCTGTCGAGGTGATTCGGCGACGCAAACGCACGCGCATTCTTGACGCACGCCATAATGACGGCGATCTCGTAAGGATGGAAGTCGCGCCCAAGGCGCAGACTGGCAAGATCAGAGATCAACTGGAAGTTGTCTTCGATTCCGCCGTAGTTAGCGCCGCGCTCGGCGATTACGTCCCCGGCCA